TGTTTCTATTACATTATTATTTATCGGATTTGGTAAATCCCTAGTTTCACCTTTAGCCACAACTAATCTCTCAGTTGTACCATCAGCTAAATCTCTTTGTATTTCCCAGTGATGTATTGCATCAACCTCTAAGCCAGGCGTTCCATTAACTGTACCCGTTATTGTAGATGTTCCACCAGTAATAGTCTCAGTGTCAACAAAGGTTCCACTAACTGATTTGTATATTATTTGATTATTAGTTGTATCAAAATTGACTACAGTACCTGTGGCACTAGATGTACCACCTGTAATAGTTTCATTAGGTAAGAATAATTTAGTAGCATTGTTAAAATGACTATCAGCCAAAACTAAATACTTATCTGGATATTTAGTAGCTACAAAATTCTCCAATACTTTATCGACCATAACCCATTCATGATATGGATTTATAATATCATTAACCAACATCAATGCCCAATGTAGTGTAGATACTCCATATTCTTGATGCGCTAATAAATCTGGCCTTTCTGCATTAGTTAAATCTCTAGTATAATAAGCAGCTACCAATTCTTTAAAATCTTCTCTGACTCTAACTCGCCTAAAAATATCAGTAGCTTCTTTAAGTATTCCATCCCGATTACTAACATTTATTTTAGGAAATTCTGCAAAATATTTAGATGGCATTATGCATTACCTCTTAATCCAATCAACAACTTTACCCGCTCCTGATCCAACTGTTTTAGGGGTTTTTTTCATAAGCCCCATCGTCTGGTTGTATAAATCACTCCAATTTTTAGCACTAGTATCTGTACTACCTTTGGATATCTTTTGAACTTCATCAAATGTCAAAGATATTTTAACCAGTACTGGAGCATGATTTAAAAAAGTTGCATAACCTTCGCCAAAATAATCTACATTAAAATCCTTTAAAACACATCGACCAATCTTAGGTAGATATTCATTTACTACCAAATGATCCTCAAAATCTGGATCATTCGTGGCCACAGTATAAAATGCAATATTGAAACTAGAAGGATATGTCCAATGAGAAAATTCTAAATTATTTGAAGTTTGGCCAGGAGCTGCTAACCGTTGAAAAGATGATACAATATCTTGAATAATAGCAGTTTCCTTTTCATTTTTAGCTAACATTTCATGAGAAAATTCAAAGGATCTACGGCCTACATCATTGAAAAACATTTCTTCATGTCCTTTTTCAGCTATTCCTCTACGTCTATTAACAGCTTTTTTTATATTTTCCCCCTCACCGCCCAAAACTTTTGCTATTCCTTCATAAAATACCTTATCTTTACCAGCTTGAGCAGCTCTTCTGGCACCATATTTCAACCCTGTCAACCCTGCTGATCTAGCACTATTTAAATCTGACATGCTTATTCCAGTTTTAGTCAATTCATCTGTTTCATCACCCCATTCATAATTTCGACTATCACTTGGAATCTCCGATGGCATTTGAATAAAAATCTCAGCTTTTTGATCAGGTGGCAATTCCCTTCCATCATGTGTTAATCCAGTATACTTAATACAATCATTCATACTATCTGGAAAAGTAAGTACAGCCATAAAATCCTCCTATACAATCTATCTGTATTTATAAATATATATATGGCGTATTCAGGTAAATTCACTCCCAAAAATAGAAATAAATACAAAGGCAATCCTAAAAAGATTGTGTATAGATCACTATGGGAAAGAAGCTTTATGAAATACTGTGATAGCAATCCATCTATACTAGAATGGTCAAGTGAAGAAATAATCATACCTTATTATTCACCAGTTGACAAAAAATACAGAAGATATTTTCCCGACTTCTTTATAAAAAGCCTAAATAGGGATGGAACCATATCTAAGAAAATCATAGAAATAAAACCAAAGAAACAAACTGTTCCGCCTAAAAAACCAAACAAAAAAAGATCAAAAAGATATTTAACTGAATCAAAAACCTATGTTACCAATCACTCAAAATGGGAAGCAGCTAAAAAATACTGTGAAAAAAGAAAATGGATATTTCAAATACTAACCGAAGATCATCTTTATAAATAATTTTATGTTAGCCGAAGTAGCAAGATTTTTCCAATCACAAAAACAGCCTGGAGTCAAGGCTGACGAATCAGCCAGAAAATGGTTTAGAGCACAACTACAAAAATTAAAAGTACGTGTACCTGCTGCACTAAGAAAAAATGCTGGAGATTTAGAAAGAACAGTTAAAATTGGCCATATGTACATGTTCTTTTATGATCCCAAAACTAAATCGAGATTAGATTATTATGACAAATATCCATTAGCAATTGTTATAGGCAGAACTAGTGATGGATTCAGTGCACTAAACTTACACTATATACAACCAAAACATAGAGCTATGTTGATCAATAATTTAAGGCCATTATTGAGTCCACACATAAAACTAATAGACAGGGTAAGTATTAGCTATAGTATATTAAAACAAACTGCTAGATATATGTTTTTTAAGCCATGTTTCAAAAGATACTTATACGCTCAATGTAAAAGTTTATTTCTAAAAGTCGATGACGATGATTGGTTCTCAACTATAATGCTACCCACCGAAAAATTTATCAAGGGTAGAAAGCAAGATGTATGGAACGATTCAAGGAGATCTTTACGTGCAAAGTAACATTTCAACAATAAGAAACTATTTAAATAAACAAGGTGGCCCAGCTAATTCAAATAGATATATAGTCACAATTCCACCACCTAAAGGCTTATCAGAATTACCTGAATGGAGCACAGAATCATTAAGCATTGTATGTGAAACTGCCAATTTGCCAGGACTAGGTTTTGAAACCTCAACTATACCTGATATTGGCCCACCTTATGTATATCCCTTTGATGCAACATTTGAAGATTTTGAACTATCCTTTATTTGTAGTGAAAACATGCAAGAAAGATCATTTTTTAATAACTGGTTCTTAATGATACACCCAATAAATGATAGCAATTTTCCATTATGGAATTTCAGAGAAGAATATGTCACGGATATAAACATCACAAAATATGATATTGCTAACAATATAACATACAAAATTCAAATAGTAGAAGCATTTCCTATTACTATGCCTGACCAAGAAATAGGTTATGACAACAATGAAGTTTTAAAACTCAACGTCACTTTCAATTATAGCAGATGGGTGATACTAGAAAACAAATAAAAATTAGGAGATTTTAAATTATGGCTTTACCAAAACTTGATGTGCCTATTTACCAACTTACACTACCGTCTAATAACAGAGAAATATCTTACAGGCCATTCCTAGTAAAGGAAGAAAAAATACTTCTGATGGCTATGGAAGGTGATGATCAATTAGAAATGATCAATGGTATTAAACAAATTATTACAAATTGTGTATCAGAAGAAATCAATGTAGATAATCTTCCTGTTTTCGATTTAGAATATATTTTCCTCAATCTAAGAACCAAATCCATTGGCGCCGAAAGCGTAGTAGGATTAAGTTGTCCAAATTGTAATACCAGCAACCAAATCTCTATTAATTTAGAAGAAATAACTATAGAAAAATCTGAAGATCATGTCAATGAAATAAAACTGACAGATACAATTGGTAGTTTTATGAAATACCCCACAGTAAATATTTTAAAAAGTATCAACCCAAGCGGTGATATGAACGTTGAAGATACAATGAACATGATTCAAGATTGTGTGGATTTTATCTGGAATGGTGATGACACATATGATATGGCAGATTATAACAAAGATGAAAAAGAAGAATTTTTTGAAGGATTGACTCAAAGGCAATTTGCCGACATACAAACATTCTTTGAAACTATGCCTAAACTCTCACATAATGTAGACTACAATTGTAGAAGCTGTGATTATAATGATACAGTAAAGGTAGAAGGGCTACAAAATTTTTTCGGATAGCGTTGGGTCATGACAGTTTAAGTAATATGTATGTTACTAATTTTTCCATGATTCAACACCATAAATATAGCTTGAGTGAGATAGAAAGTATGATGCCATTTGAAAGAGAAATCTATATTGGCTTATTAAAAGATTACATAGAAAAGGAAAATGAAAGAATTCGCAAAGAAAATGCACGACTAAAATCCAAAAGGTAATTAAATGGCTGAAGAAAAAGATTTAGAATCAAAATTAATATTACAGAGAAAAATAGATGATCTCAATGATAAACTGTTTGAACATTACGAAAAATTGTCTGAAAAGGAAATAGATG